CGTCACTATCCCACGTTGATATTATATCATTTTTAGCTTGCTCAGATATAAAAGGATTATCAAGTATAGATAATGTAGTAGTTTCTATTAACGGATTATCCGATTCATACAAAAAATTAACTAACTGAGTAAATCCCATTAATGATGTAAATGTAAGCAATAACACACCATTTCTATCAGCAGTTCGAGATAAAACCTCAGTAAATAGGGTGTATGTACATTCTTCATCCAACCAACCAAAATCAATATCTAATCCTTGAAAACTTTCCCTCCCTTGAGCATACGATCTAAAATAACATATATTACCCTCGTTAGTTTCTAGGGTTTCATGGGGGTAACCCCTTACACTATCGTATACCCCTGATCTTTTAGTTAATTTTTTTTTGTTTATTAAATTATTTATTTTCATTTGTTGTACTGATACGCTCATAGAATAATTTACAGTAGCACATAATATTTTATATTTTCTTGGATCATTCATTAATTCAGCAACAATAGAAGCCCCTAATTCTGTTTTTCCTGATCTATTTCCACCAAAACAGACAAATATCTTTTTTCCTTTCCCTGTTTTTACTCTTTTTAAAACTTTTTCTCTAAACTCTTTTTGTTTTTCGTAAACATCAAAGTTCATAAAAGGTAAACCAAACTCTTTTTTCTGTTTTTGATATTGTTTTAATAAGTTTTTTAATTCGACTAAATCACTCATTATCGATTAACATTTCAGGGTTACTTTGTATTAATTGTTTAATCTCATGCTTTAATTGTTCAGCGTCTAGTGTATTTGTACCAAGTTGTTCTTCTAATGATTCCGTGCTATCTCCCTGATATAGGCTTAATAAGAAACGTGCCGAAGGAAAACATCCACTTTCACTATTTTTAATAAGATTATTAATTGTTTGCGTTAATAAACTAGCTCTAGCATTTGCAACAATAAAATAAGCCTCGTTTGATTCCTTTAATAACTTTTTAAATTCGTTAAATGGTACTTTGAATAAGTTAGCTAGATGTATAGGAGGTATTAAGGCATTTTTTTTAAGTAGGTAAAGCCTGTCATCTGTCCAAAACTTAGGTATTATTTCGGGATCTCTTATTTTCATTTTAATTTGATTCTAGCATTTTTAATGATTTATTAGTATACTATAGCATATAACGGTGACGTTGATGCAATATTAAATATTAAAAAGGGTAAAAAAAATGACACTATCTAAACAAAATAAAATTATCAGATACAATTTTGTGAAAGATAAGCTTGTTGTATTCAAGCGTAGTTACTATAAATCAATTACAAAAATGCTTGAAACAAAACTAAATTCTTTAGATCTTGATTATAGATTTAAAAGAAATGAATTGAAAATATATGATTATGAACAAAAACGATATTTTTCTCTTCATAAACTAGATGAGATTCTTAATTCTGATACGTTAGATGATGAAAGTATTAACTATTTATTAAGATTCGTTAATACCCAAACAGCCCACCAAAAAACAGAAGAATTTTTAAACAAAGTATTATGGGCATATAAAGAGACAATTTCTATTAAAGGTAAGAAGTATAGACGAGAAGAAATTTTTGAAAGTATATGGCATATGAGGGCTATTAGATGCCGACTTGAAAAACAGTTAGATGTTAATAATACGAGGAATAGGCCATACCCTAAAAATGTTACTAATGTTATTAATGACATGATAAAATTTATTAAAAATGAGTTAAAAGAAATAGATGAAAAATAAAAAATATAATAAAAATAATTTTACTGAAACGTTTGATTTAGTTTTTTGTCTTAGTGTTTTATCGTATTATTCTTATTCCTCCCAAAGAATGCCTACTACTATTTTAGAGTTTTTAATTTATACATTTCTTTTTTTTATGATTTTTAAAAAGATTAGATTTTTAATAATTAACAATAAAAAATCAAAACAAAAAAAATATATAAAAAGAAAAATTAAAGGATTTAAAAATGGATATAATGCAAATAGTTTATGAATTTTTTTATCATGTAGTTTATAATTTTATATATCATCCTTGCCCAAAGCATATCGTGCAAATGGCTGTAGGAATTTTTCTTTTGATTGTAATCCCACTTTTTTATTTTATAGAAAGATCTCGAAAAAATTTCTACAAATAATAAAATGAGATGGAGGGATTGACATTGTAGGAACAACAAGACTTTTGGAAATTTATAAACAAGGGAGTTAAAAAAATGAATATAAATGAATTTGCTAAGAAAATATGCGATATTGAAGAAGGGAAAAAAGAAGTTGATATAGCACAAGTTAAAGAAATATTATCTATAATTAATAATTATTTAGGTAATTATTATACGGATAATATCTTTTATAGTTTAATCGAAGGGATACCTACAGATAAAGCAGAGATTCAAGAGGGAATAAAAGAGTTAAAAAAAATAAAAGATAAATTAATTATTTTAAGTGACGATCATTTGAGGGAAATTGATCTATATAATGATTTAAAAAAATGACCATAAATAAAGAAAAAATATATATTAAAAATTTAGACGATTTAGAAGAACTTAAAAAAACTCAATATCCATATAAATTTATAACTATAAATTCAGATATTCACTTTGATATAGATTATGTTGACTTAAATATGTTTCATCTGCGTGTTAATGGTAATTTATATGCTAAATCTATTAGAGTTAGGTATATTGAAGCTCATAATATTGAAGCAGATAAAATAATTGATGCGTACGAAATCACATCAAAGACTATAGATTTATATAGGCCAATTCAAGTAGGGCGTATTTACTCATATAATTTAATAGCCCCAAAAGTTACAGCAGAAGACGTTATATCTAGTTATATACAAGCTCCGCATGGTTTTAGGGCTGATAACGTAAAAATAGGAAATGAATATAAAAAGACTATTTCTGATTCCTACTTTTATGAAGGTTATGAACGGTGATGAACAATGAACCAAACAAAATATATTAAAAATTTAGAAGATTTGGAAATGCTTATAAACACAGCTAAAAATCACATTATAACCGTCAATTCAAACATTCATTTTTATATTGATGTTGTTAATCTTTTTGGATTTTCTTTTTATGTTAAAGGAGATATTAAGGCAATTAAAATAAATGTTTATAATCTTGACGCATACAATATTAATGCATGTACAATAAATTCATGGGGAAATGTCAAAGCAAACCATATAGACCTAATAGGCTGTTTAATGTCCAAAAATATTGATGCGTATAGTATATGTGCAGGAGCAATTAAAGCAGAAGGTTATATTAAAGCTAATAAAATAAAAGCTGAAATTTCTGTCAAAGCAAACAGCCTTAAAATAGGCAGTTGTAAAACTAATAAGAATATACAGCAAAGGAGCTAAAAAAATGGAAAATAATAATGACATAGTTAATATTAATCCAGACTTAATAAAGCGTATAGACAATCTAAGCGAGGAATTACAGATTCAATTGGTTAAAAAAGATGGTTCTTCAATTAAGTATATAAAAAACCCAAGCGAGACAGTACAGCTTGAAGCGGTTAAACAAGATCCAGAGTTAATAAAACACATAAAAAATCCAAGCGAGACAGTACAGCTTAAAGCGGAAAAGCAATATGGTATTTTTTTAATAAAGTATATAGACAATCCTAGCGAGGAAGTTCAGCTTAAAGTAGTTAAAAGATATGCAGAATTAATGCAGTATATACAAAACCCAAGCGAGAAAGTTCAACTGGAAGCGGTTAAAAGCTGTGGTCTCTCAATAAAGTATATAGACAATCCAAGCGAGGAAGTTCAGCTTGAAGCGGTTAAAGACTGTGGATTTGCACTACAGTATATAAAAAAACCAAGCGAGACAGTACAGCTTGAAGCGGTTAAAGAAGAAGGTCTATCAATAGAGTATATAGAGAATCCAAGTGAACAAATGAAACTTGAAGCGGTTAAAAGCTGTGGATATGCAATAAAGTATATAGACAATCCAAGTGAGGCTTTAAAGTTTGAATCGGTTAAAAGATGTGGTCTCGCAATAGATTATATAGACAATCCAAGTGAACAAATGAAACTTGAAGCGGTTAAAAGTCATGGATATGCAATAATGCATATAGACAATCCAAGTGAACAAATGAAACTTGAAGCTGTTAAACAAAATGGTAACTCAATACAGCATATAGACAATCCAAGCGAGGAAGTTCAACTGGAAGCGGTTAAAAGCCGTGGTCTCGCAATTGAGTATATAGACAATCCAAGCGAGGAAGTTAAGCTTGAAGCGGTTAAAAGTCATGGATTTGCACTACAGTATATAAAAAAACCAAGTGAACAAATGCAACTTGAAGCGGTTAAAGACTGTGGATTTGCACTACAGTGTATAAAAAAACCAAGTGAACAAATGCAACTTGAAGCGGTTAAAAGCTGTGGTCTCGCAATAAAGTATATAGACAATCCAAGTGAGGAATTTCAGCTTGAAGCGGTTAAAAGTCATGGATTTGCACTAGAGTATATAAAAAAACCAAGTGAACAAATGCAACTTGAAGCGGTTAAACAAACTGGATATGCAATATTGCATATAGACAATCCAAGTGAACAAATGCAACTTGAAGCGGTTAAACAAATTGGTTACTCAATACAGTATATAAAAAACCCAAGCGAGGAAGTTAAGCTTGAAGCGGTTAAAAGCTGTGGATATGCAATAAAGTATATAGACAATCCAAGTGAGGCTTTAAAGTTTGAATCGGTTAAGCAAAAAGGAGCTAAAAATGAATAAACCAAAAATAAACGGATATATTAATATTAATGGAGAAACTAAAAAATTTGCTTTATGGGAAAACGAATCTAAAACAGGCAATATATATTATACTGGAAAGATTCAAGATGCATCCTCCGAAGAAAAAGATAGGTATCTTAGAGAAGAAAAAGATAAGGATAGTATTTTAGGTTTTAATGCGAAACAAATATAAAAATGTTAAAAGGGGGGGGTTCGATTCAAAAAGAGAATATAGGCGTTATAATGAGCTTTCTATTTTAGAAAAAGCTAATGTAATAAGTGAGTTACAATGTCAATTCTCTTTTGAGTTATTAGAAGGATTTACTTTAAATAATCATCATGAATGTAAAAAACAAACATCTGATAAAGTAAGACCAATTAACTATATAGCTGATTTTGTATACCAAGAAAACGGCTTTTATATTGTTGAAGATTCAAAAGGGGCTTTGACAGACACATACAAACTAAAAAGAAAACTTTTTTTGAAAAAATATGGCGAATACTTTGTTTTTTTAGAAACATAAAGGGGCAAATTATGAAATTATTTAACTTGTTTAGAAAGAAAAAATACATAGATTTATCTGAAATAAAATCTCTAAAAGGATTTCTCTCTTGCTTTATCTCTTACAATATCAATTCTTTATCTGATTACAAAAAGCCTAAGTATAAAAAACCAATATACAATATTAAAAAGTTGCCCTGAAAAAGGGTGAACAAGGCAACAATTTATGCCTATAATTATAATTAAAAATTATAAATTTTTCAATATGTTTGATTTTCTGCTTTTTCTTATATATAATTTAAATATATTATTAACATAAAACATTAATCTAAGTCTAACTATTAACATTATTTTAAATAAATAGGTTTTTGTTTGAAAAACTACAACACTTACCAAGATGAATATCTTGCTATAGATCACTTTATGAGTTTGAAGAAAACTTATGAAGATCAAAGACAGTCGTATGAGGAAGCATGGCGACAAGCTTTAGATGCTGTCTATATGCTTGATGATAATCTAACTAAGGTCTATGAAGGTAGGGCAAGAATTAATAGCCCTATCATGAAATGGAAAGTTCAAGGTATTCAGTCAAGAATAATGAAAATTCTATTTAATAATATTCCTATTGGAAGAATTGAGCCTACGCTCGATTCAGACGTTCAAGACGAATTTATTGATTTATGGAATAAATATATCTTTGAAAAACAATTAAATACCATTAATTTCATGGACTGTTACAGATTGTTTCTTAAAAATTGTATTATTCAAGGTACGGCAATCGCTAAAATACCACAGGTGTACGAAACTAGCATAGTGGACTTTTTCCCTGATGATGAAAATACAGAAGATGAAATAGTTATTAAAGACGATACTTATTTTGAGCCTATTCTATTAACTGAGTTTTACACTGATGTTAATCAGTACAACTTGCAAAATTCATTAGCTAATATTCATTCTACCGCGATTAGATACGAAGATTTAAAAAAATTAGAAAAAAGAAAAGTGACTAATACTTATGAGCTTATCGACCCTGATACAGGTGAAATTTCAGGTTACGAAGAGAAAGAAGAAGAAGAGGGAAAGTATCATAATCTTGATTTAATTATTACTAACGATGATGGTTATTCAGCAGAACAACAATCTTATATTGAATTGTTAGGATTTACACGAAGACAAAAAAGCAAGATTGATAAATTAATGAAAGAAACTACAAAAAGTGGTCTAGTACAGATCGATGAATGTTACGGTAAATATATTATTGATGGCGTAGAAAAAGAGGTAATATGTACTATAGCTAATGGATTTGTTGTTATACAATTAGAAGAAAGCCCTTACATTCATAAGCGATACCCTAGACCGTTCATTTCAGGTAAATATGAGCCTATCCCTAACTGTTTTTATGGTGTTAGCAACGTAATAGCTGGATTAGACTTACTAAGAGAATTAAATGCTTGTAGATCGCAATCAAGAGACGCTAACACTCAATCAATTTTTCCAATGACATATATAGATAAATCTAAGAATATAAACTGGGATTATCAATGGCGACCTAACGGAATTATTGAAGGCATTGGATCGGATGGGATAACGTCTATTATTAACCCATCACTTGCTAACGTAAACTTAAATGATAGTGCGGTTATACAACGAGATATAGACCAATTATTTAGTTTATCGCCAGTGCAAGAAGGGACAAGCGACAGATCGAAAATCCCACAAACTAAAGGGGCTACGTTATCAATAATAGCTCAGAATGATATGCCACTTAATGAGCTAATAATGCTTCAGACAAACGAAGTTTTAAAGCCCTTTATCGAAATGCTCTATGAAAGAAATATTACGTTTAAAACAGTAGATGATTTATTAACCATTTATACAGAAGAAGAACTCAATTCAAAAGGGATAACGAAGGCACTGGACATGAAACAATTATATTTTACCTTCAATATTAAAGTATTGGGTAATTTAGAGTTATCTAATGAAATAGCACATCAAAACGGATACATGAACTTTTTAAATTATGCTCAAAGTGTTCCACCCTTAGCAAAACGATTAGATTGGAAAGTTGCAGGGGAAAAACTGTTATCTAGTTTTGGCATTAAAGATGACGGCAAAGATATATTCCTGGACGAAGAAACAGTAATGGAAGCAGAAAAACAAATGCAAGAACAACAGTTAAAAGCATTACAAGCACAAAAATTTGATAGAAAAGAAAGAATGATAGAAGAATTAGACATGGAAAAAGAAAAAACAAAAATAAAACTTGAGAGTGACATGATTAAAGATGCCAACGAAGTAGCTCTAGAAAAAGCAACAGGACAGAAGATTGCGTAACAATTTAAGAGATGTTTATAGTTCGGATGAGGTCATAGCAATAATTGACAATGAATTGATGATACTACACGAGACTATGGATAATCACTTACTGATGTGTAATGAAAATAACTATATTGAAGTTATTAAATTAGCAACAGCAAGGCAAACATTGAAGAAAATAAAAACTGTTTTTGAACAGAAAAAATAAGGTGAAAACATGAAAAATGAAAATGAAATATTGACGGAATCTTCAAACGAAGAAATAAAAGAAGAAAAAAAACGTCCAAAGAAAAAGAAAAAAGAAGAAATAAGCGTAAAGTTTGATGAGGCTTTGTACACAGATTTAATTTTTCAAAGTAATCATTCAAATAAATGTAAAGTTTCTACAGCACGTTTTTTTGATGTGACTATTGAGCATATTAGTAACGCTTACTACATTTTCAACGGAAAAAAAATAGATGGTTTGTACATTACGCAGTTAATTGACAGGCACGGTTTTTCTAATGGAATGAAAGAGAGCAGGGCTACAATAGCTAAAAAGTTAAATATGACTAATACGTTACCTATAGATGTAGCCGAAAATAAATTAAAAATAATTCTTCAAAACAGTGATGTCATTAAGGCATACAAGGACTTAATGAAAGATTTTAGCGATGATTTTCTAACTAATACTAAAAATAATATTAAATATGGAGCATAGAAATTAAAATGGAAAATGACAACATTCAAAATGATTTAAGTACAAGTAATCAACAGAAGATGGAAGAGTTAGCTAATTTTATAAATCAATCTAACGGAATCCAAAAGGCAGATGAACAGCCTGTAGCTTCTGATGATGTTGTAGAGGAATCAGATCAAACGCTAGAAACTGAGGAAACAATTCAAAGCGATGAAGAAACAATTCAAAGCGATGAAGAAACAATTCAAAGCGATGAAGAAGTTAAACCTCAGACAAACAAATTTTTTGATGGTAAATCAAATGATGAATTGATAAATATTATCGAAAATGGAACAAAAAAAATATCTCAGCAAGAAAACAATATCAACACTCTCAAAAAGCAAGTTGAAGAATTAACACAATTAACACAACAGTTTAATAGAGAGAAAGAAAAGGAAGATATAGAAGATAAATATTCTAATTATGACCCTTCGGATGTTGAGGCTATTAAGTCACTTGCACAAGAGGAATACCAGCGTTTGAAAAACCAAGAAATAAAACAAACTGAGCAAGAATTAGAAAATAATTTTAGAGAAAATGACAATGCTTATCGAATAATTGAGGAAAATCTTATGGAGTTAAACCCTGAGTTACTTCCTGCATTTCAAGGTGAATTGCAAAAAAGAATTGATCAATATGGTCAAAATTCAACAATTAACAAGAAGGGATGGATACAAGCAGTCAAAAAAGAAATTTACGCTAAAATTAAAAATCAAAACTCTAGCTCAAACCAAATTCAAAAAAAAAATAATGTCTTAGCTAGAAAAGTTAAAGCCAATTCCCCACAAACTAGTTCAACAAATAATAATAGCAACAGTTGGAAGGGTAAGCCTCAACCCAATACACCTAAAGAGTTTAGGGAGTGGGTAAAGGTAAATGCAGGATTAACGATATAGTGAGACAGTCAAAAGGATAAAATAATGGCAGACCAACAAACCACACAAGCGTCATTGATTAACGCTGTAAACACATATTATGAATTGCAAATATTGCAAGACTTTGACAAAAAGGCCGTATGGTATTCTAACGCACCATACAAAAAGCCAATTCCACAAGGTACTGGTAATATTATTCAATTCACACGATACAACAAGATAAATCCGTTGTTTTCTGATGATTCAGACGAATTTTCGTCTACTCAAAGCTATTTATCGGCTCAGGTAATTACAGCTAATCTACACGAAAGATCAAGCTATGTTCAAATATCTAAGCAAGTAGCATTAACAGCAATCGGAGACGCATTAGAACAAGCGTCAAGAAAAGCTCAAGATCAAGCAGTTAAATCATTAGACGTTATGATTCGTAACGATATTGGTATGGCTGTCGCGGACGTAGCTAATGCATCTTCTGTTAATATGAACAACTTAGCCACAGATGGTGGAACTCTTAACTCTACTGGTGTAACAGCGAAAGTATGGTCACATGACAGATCAGCAAATGGTGATAGATTTCCGATGTATCACAATAAAACTAGAGTAGGACAGTCAGCTAATGTTACAAGTTTAGCAGGTTCAGCAATGACTATTAAAACTATTCAACATGCTGTCAGTGTATTAAACGAAAAAGATGTACCGCCATGCAGAGACGGATATTTTAAGTTAATTACTAATCCTACAACAGCGTATCAGCTTACAACTAGTTCAGGCTTCAAAGGTTGGTTTTCTCCAACAAGTTCAGAAAGAGCTTTGGAGAATCCTGCTGAAGTTGGTGTTGTTGCAAACGTAAGAATTATGACATCTAACTTAGCATATTCATTCAGATTATCAGGTGACACATTAGCGACATCTTCAGGGCATTTAAATTGTTCTTTATTGTTTGGCGATGAAGCCTATGGTACAGCTATGATTGCAGGAGAAAGTGGAGAAAAAGGATTTAATTTTTACTTGAAGCAATCAGGGTTAGAGTCTACAAATGATCCAGCGTCTAAGATTAAACAAGCCGCTTGGTCTATTTTAGGTGTAGGAAAAGTTTTAAACAAATCTGCTGGTCTTTGGATATTAACCACAGAATTTCAAGGTTAATTTGTTGACACTTAACGAATTGTTAATTAAAATATAATTAACGTTCCAATAAGTAGCCCATCTCACTAACCCTCTTGTGAGATGGGCTTTTTTGTTTGACATTTTTTTATTTAGTGTTAATATTAAATAAAGCCACTTAAACCGTAGTCAGGAGAGATGAGCGTATTATATGCGTTCATCTTTTTTTTTGGTTAAAAATGGAGTAAAAATGTTACAAAATCAATACGATCAACCGAAAAGAAAGTATTATGCTACTTATGATACAGATTTAGATACAGGCGATGGAACAATAACAATAGACATTGCTACGACATTAGAACGCAACTCCGTACAAGGTTATATTAACAATAGCGGTTCACATGAATTTACATTTAAAATTAGTTCTGATGGTGTAAATTATGGGCAAGATATTTATTTACCATCTTCTTATAGGTTTGATACTAAAAGTATTAGTATCAACAAAATACAAATTACAGCAATACACGACAATTCACAGTATGACATTTTTTTAACATAGGAGGGGATTATGGGAAGCGATTTATCACAATTAAGAAATAAATTAGAAATACAAATCAATGTAGGAACGACAACGACAGCAACAGACCCTTCAAGCACAATATTAAACGGATTTATCAATAATTCTATACGATTAATAGCAAGAGATGTACAGCCTTCTATATTGCATAATGCTACGCCTATTAATGCTAATATAACGAACGGACAAAACAGTGTAACTTTCCCTAGTGATTTAATAATAATTAAAAATTTATATTTTAAAAACAAAAGTAATACATTTAAAGAATTGTTACCAAAAGAGTACAAGGACTTAATTCAGGTGAGCGGTGCAAGTAACTTTTTTAATTCGGATTACACTGGAGACCCTACTTGTTACAGTATTGCAGAAGGGAAAATAATTTTTAACAAACATTTTGATCGAACAGAAAATGATGTAATTAAGTTGTTAGGTGTAAAAAATCCTACTGAGCTTATCAATGATTCTGATACTACAGAATTAAGTATAGATTATAATAATTTAATTATTTATACAGCTAGTTTTTTGTTTTACCAACGAGAGGATGATTTGCAAAATCAACAAAAGTTTCAAATATTAGCTAAACAAGAAGAAAGTAATTTAGATCTTAATTTTACTAATAATAATCAAAAAGTTATTGGTTTAGATCCTAGCTATTTTAATAACAATAGGCGTTCAATGAGCGACCCTTCAGTATTTTTTAATAGCTAATGGGCAATTATCCATACACCGAAGTAAAATATTTTAGAGGTTTAACAAAATCGAAAGATGTTTTCAATGCCTTAACTGGTCAATTAAGTAAAAACGAAAATTATATGTATATGGCTAATGGTGGCCTAGAAGAACGTGGTGGCGGTCTACTATTAACAGAAAATCCAAATTTTAGTATAAATCCTGATGATCCTATTTTTTCTTTTGCTAATTATACTAGTCCTAATGATTCAGAATTTTTAATCACTAATCAAGACGATAAAGTTTATTATTATTCTAATGGGTGGAACGATGCTAATGCTTCTTTAGGTTTAACAGCAGATAAAAAAATTAGATGGGAAATGGCAGGCTTTGGTGCTAATCGTGCTATATATGGGGC